AGGGGTGGCTAGTTCAGTTGTTGATAGTGCAATAACAAAAAACAAAACAGATTTTATTACTGATGGCTCTAGTGCTGGGGTAACTGTAAAAGGTAGTGGTTCAGATTCAGGAAGCATCGCCCTTAACTGTAGTTCTAACAGCCACGCAATACAGCTAATCAGCCCAGATCATTCGGCTGGTCAATCGTATAAATTAAAATTACCAGACAATAATGTAACTGCTGATAAATTTATAAAAGTAAAAAGTATAACAGGAAGTGGTGCTACTGCTACAGGTCAATTAGAATTTGCTGATGCTGGAGGTGAAACTAACAGCCCATATTTTTTAGCTAGAGGAAGTGGGGCTCAAACAGTTTCAAATACCACAGATACAACAATTCAATTTAATACTTTAGTTGATAGCATGGATTCTGCATCTGGTTATAATACTTCTACTTATAAATATACTGTTCAATCTGGTGGTGCTGGTTTGTGGTATTTAAGAGCTGGTATCTATTTTGATAGTGCTTCACATATTGGAGTGGGCGAACAAGTTCAATTACAATTAAGACATAACAATAGCAGTAATTTGAATAGTCATTTAGTTCGTGATAGCAGTTCAAGTTTAACTGATGGTTGGGTTGTTGTTGATGGGTTGGCAAAATTAGCAGTTGGTAGTGAAATACATCTTGTAGTCTATCAAAACACAGGAGGAAATATAACTGTTCAAGCAAATAATTATAGAAATTCAACAATAGGTGGATTTAGGGTAATAGCGATATGATGGATAAAAAAATAATAGCTTATTTAGGAAGAACACCAGATTTTCAAACAGAAGTAAGACTTGCTGATGATGGTGATGGAGTTGTTTATATAAAAGAATGGAATGCAAAAGATAAACCTAAACCAACTGATGAACAATTAAACGCATTAGAAAGTGAAGCAACAAAATTACAAAATAATAGAACAGCAGATATTAACAGACTAAACGACTATGGCACTTGGCAAGAACAGCTAGATTATATCTATCATAATGGTATAACTAAATGGAAAACAGATCACATAAAACCAATAAAAGACAAATATCCGAAAGAGTAATTTATGGCATTAATTAAAACAAGATCAAGAGGAATTAATTTAGCAGATACTTTTGCCTTTTCTGGTACTGTGAGTGGTGCTGGTGGTATTACTATGTGTGATACATATGCTTTAAATACATCTTTTTCTGGAAATGCAGAACCTATTGCTTCTAATTTATCAAGACTAAGTTCAGGTACTTATGGAACAATAGGTACAGGAATGACGGAATCATCAGGAGTATTTACTTTTCCAAGTACAGG